TAGTCCCGGCTTTAGCCGGTCGGCAGAGTCAGGACCGCCTGAAGGCGGGACTACGTAGCTCCGCTTCTACTGGAAGTTCGTAGTCCCGGCTTTAGCCGGAATAATCTCTCATCGGAAACTTTCGGCGACAATTGCGTCTCCGGACCGTCGAAGATATAGTTGGTGAGGAGGCAATCCACGCATGAATACCAACTTTTCGCCCAAAAATGTCTGGTTTTGGATCAAAGAGTTTCTCGCCGGATTCTGTGCCTGGAGCCTGGCGGTTGTCTGCGGCCTGATGCTCTTGGCCTGGATTTGCCTCGCCGTCATGGGCCTGCTCCTGTGAGCGGCACGTTCGCCCCTCACAGTTTCAACCGCTGAGCCATCCGCCGCGCCGCGTCGCCCGCGTCCAGCAGCCCGCCACCACGTGGCCCGGTCTCTCCGAGACCGGATTGCGATTGCGAGTCTTGGAACGACTCGCCCACGTGAAACGCCTCCGGCTCCACCGCCTCGAACGCCAGCCAGGCGTCGATCACCCGCGGCTCGAGCGACGCCAACCAGGTCTCGACGTCCGCGATCCCCCACCGCAGCGCTAACCGGTAGGCGAAGCGTCGCCGGCGGCTGCGTCGAAGTTTTTTCGGAGCTCCTCGACTTCCTCCCCGGTGAACCCGCAATGCTCGGTCGCTGCCGCAAAAATCGCCGCCGTCACCGCCGCGTCCAAGTCCTTCAGCCGATCGGCGTCGCCGGTCTTCAGGAGCAGCTCGCCCGCCTCGTCCACCAGCACGGCTGCCACCAGCTTCCGCCGCTGGGCCCGCACATGGTTCAGGTTCAGTTTGCCGTCTTCCTTCAGGCTGCCGGCTTCGAAGTCCGACTTCTCCGCTTCGGTCAAATTCCGGATCCGCACCTGGCCGGCCAACGTCTCGACCGTCCGGTACCGGCGCTGGAACGATCCCAGCAGTTGTTCACGAGTCAGCATAGGTTCTCCTTTTTCGTTTAACCGCGACCCAAGGGGGAGCGCGTCAGATTTTTCGTTTAACCGCGACCCAACGGGGAGCGCGTCAGATGGCACGCGCTCCCCGTTGGGTCGCGGTTAAACGACGTTGAAAAGTATTGCCCGGGCAATACTCAGTCCAAATCGTCCGGATCGCCGCCGGCGTCCTCGTCGCCGTCTTCCTCCGGAATCGGCAGCGGCTCCGCCATTCGCTCGGCCGCCCCGCCGTATTTGGCCCGCACCGCCTGGCGGATGGCAGCCTTGGTGTCCTCCGGCAGATCGGGATAGATCAGGTTGATCGCCGCGTCCGGTCGCCGGCCGACATACCCCACGTCTTCCCCGTCGACGAAAATCCGGTCTTGTCCCAGATCGATCGTGCGCCGGGTGGCCAAGTGTGTGCCCGTGTGGGGCTGCAAAGATACGTCCATCATCACCTCGAGCGATCAGTTTACGGAGGCGGAGGCGCCGCCACTTCCGGCGTGAAGGTTGGCCCCGTGTCTCCGTCGAACGCCACTTTGAATTTCTGCTTGCTCACCGATCCGTTGACCAGTTCCGGCGTCCCCACGGCAATCAAGAACCCCGTCCCGGACAAATTCGCCGCCACCTTGGTCGGGTCTTCCTTCGGATACGTGACGGTGATCGTCTCTACCTCTTCCGAGATGTCGGCCAAATCGACCGTCGGATCAAACAGGGCCTCGACCTCGATCTCGCCCGGGTCGGCCAGATCATCCGGGATCTGCGGCTTGAAGCCGGTCGAACCAAGATGATCCACGGCCAGCTTGCCACGCGTCGTCTGCCATTCGCCGATCTTCGTGAAGGCCAGACTGAGCCCCGATTCGCTCAGCGAAATCGTCCCGCTATTACCTGTCTTGGGCATGCTAACTCTCCTCAGTAAACATCCGGCACGCGATACCACCCGCGGCTCGCGCCTCGCGGCTCACCGATGGCTAACTCTCCTTCGTGAATCCCGGACCGGTCACCCCGTCGAACGCGATCTTGAACTTCTGCTTGCTGACCGATCCGTTGACCAGCTCCGGCGTCCCCACGGCGATCAGAAACCCGCTTCCGACCAGCGTCGGCGCCGAGCCGCTGCCTTCCTTCGGATAGGTCACGGTGATCGTCTCGGCTGCGGCGGAGATGTTCCCCAACGCCTTCGTCGGATTGAACAGGGCCTCGACCTCGAGCTCGCCCGGATCGGCCAGGTCATCCGGGATCATCCGCTTGAAGCCGGACGAGCCCAAATGGCTCACGTCCAATTTTCCGCGCGTCGCTTGCCACTCGCCAATTTTGGTGAACGACAGCACCAAAGCCGACGTCCCCAACGCCATCGTTCCGCCGTTTCCCGTCTTGGGCATGATTTGCTCCTTGCTTGTAGTGCCGGCTTTAGCCGGTGGTCTATGCACCGGCTAAAGCCGGCACTACGAACTACCCCAGATTCAAAATCGCATCCACGCTGCTGATGTAAGTCCACTCGTCGGACCCGTCGTCTGGCGCCTGCCGATCGTCGCGAGGCCCCTGGATCTCCACATCGCAGACCTTCGTCCCGGCCCCGATCGTCGTCGGACCAGCGGCCGCCAGCGTCTTCAGCGCCGCCACAATCGCCGCGCCCACCGCATCGGCCGTCAACCTGGTCGACGCGTAGGTATCGATTTGCACTCGCATCATGCCCGCCGCGGCCACGCCCTGCAGCGTGCCCACGTGCGTCCGGCTGATCGTGTAATACACAACCGCCGGCAATGCCCAACTTTGTTCCAGCTTGTCGGGAGCACACCGCGTCCCGATCAGCGTCTTGACGCCTGTATCGGCCAACAGATACGTACCCAGATCAGCAGCAGCAGACATCGACTCACTTCGCCTCTCGGCAACTGATCCACAACTCGCGTCGGCGGCCGTCCACATCCCGCACGTTCAGGATGCCCAGCGTGCGCGTCTCCCAGACGATCCGCATCCGCTCCGTCAACCCCGTCCGATACCGCACCCGCACCAAGTGTGTCGCCGTCGCGGATACCTGCAGCCCCCGGACCGTTTCGGCCCCAGCCGTCTCCAGCACCTCCGCCGGCTCGTTGCTCAGCCAGGCCGCCCAGGTCGGAATCGGTTGATGGGCCGCATCGGGCGCGAAGGTCGCCGTCTGAATCGTGATCCGATGTCGTAGCGTGCCGGCTCGCATGGATGCGTCCCGTCTAGTTGCTAGCCACTAGACTCTCAAATCGAGAACAGCGGAATCCAGTATTGGACGCCGTTGACGCGCACCTGCAGCCCGCCGGCCGATTGCGCCGCTTGGTCTCCGGTCACATCCGCATTGCAGACCATCAGCTTCGCCGCTTTGTTGCCGACTTGGCCCGTCAGCGACGCCACGTGCAGCACGTTCACAAACTTCGCGGCCCCCGTCGCATCACCGCCCGTGGCCACCCGGATCGCTCCGTGTTCCGTAGGCGGCGCTCCGGTGCCGTCCGCATAGGGATTGGCCTCGATCGCCGCCACGTTGCCGGTCACGAACGCCGCCGTGCCGAAGTGCAGGGTAAACGAGCAGGCCGTCCCCAGCCCGCTCACGGCCCCCGCGCCGCTCGGAATCAGGCTCACGTGCGCGCCTCGCACCGTGCCCGCCGCAGCCGTCAGCGCGGTAATCGCCCGCAGGCACTCCCCGCCGCCGGCCGCGCCGATCTCGTACCGGAAATAGCCCAGCCGATTGTCGCCGCTGGGGGCCGTCGTCTTGGCCCGGATCTCGATGAACTTGTCATCCGGCGTAGCACTGACGGCCGGGGCCAGGCTGGTCCCCACGCCCAGCAACAGGCCGCTGGCGCTGTCCGCCGCATCGCCGACCGGATTCAGGGCCAACTTGCCGTCCGCGTAGAACGTCGCCCCGTTCAAGTGCGGCTCGCCGCCTTGGTCCACGAACCATCGATTCGCGACATGCCCGCTTTCGCTCTTCATCCGCGTTTTCCTTTGCTAGTAGTCCCGGTGCTGGTAGTCCCGGCTTTAGCCGGATTTCTCTTGAACGCTTTCCGATCCCGCAAACGTGTTTCCTTGCCGTCCTCGTCGGTAATCCGCAGGTCGTACCTGCGCACCGCCTGGTGTTTCCAAATCAGATCACCGTCGGCAAACACGTCCGCGATTTCCGCGTACAGCCCGCTGCCGATCGCCACCCGCGTGCCGATCCCCAACTTGGCCCGCAAATCCTGCAACAGGCCATCGGCCTTTTCGTAGCACTTCCGAGCGATCGCCAGTTGCTTGCGGTAATCGCTGATCAACTGTGAGACACCTGGCGTGGCCAGCCGTGGCCCGCGTCGGCGTCTCGTCGCTGTTTTGGCTCGCGTCGGCATCAGCTTGTAGACCCGTATTCCAGCAGTTCATCGCCCAGATCGTACAGCTGGATAATCCGCTGGGCTCCCTGCGGCAGTTCCTGAGTGCTCCGCTCGGTCAGCTGCTCCCGGAACTCGTACAGTTGACCCACAATCAGCTTGATGGCGGCCCGGATCAGGGCGGGCACGGCCGCCGCGGCACCGTAGCCGGCCACAAATCGCACCGTCACCGCGTCCGGCTGCCGGCGGGCCTCGGGCCACACATAGCCATAGGCCGGCCGAATCAGTCCAGGCTGGCGTGTCGCGCTGACGCTGTATCGGGTCGCGCTCAGCGTTTGCAACACGCCAGCCGTGTCCACATACGTGATCGACGTCACCGATTGCAGCGGCGCTCGCGGCAGACGCAGCGGAGCGTCACGGTCGGGAAACTCGTCGAGCGTCAGGTCCCAGGTCTGGGTCACTACCGACCGATACGTCTCCTCTTCGAATCGCTGCCGCGCCGCGCTGAGCTGCTCGGCAATCAACCCATCGTCATCGCTATAGGTCACCCGCAGGTGCGCCTTCGCTTCCTGCAAACTGACCGGTTCGGAGGCCGGTGCCGTGTACTGCTTCAAGCCATAGCGCACGCCGCCGCCTCCTCACCTACGTCCGGCTCTCGACTCTCAACTCTCGACTCTCAACTCTCCTCACGCCGTGCCTTCGATCGGCGTCACATGCTTCTCGTGTCCGGCCACGTCGGCCGACTGTGTCACAGGCTCGTTCTTGGCCCCGTACTGGATCGCCAGGATGGCGTCGACCACCGCACCCGTGCTCCCGGCGCGCGTCACGACGCAACGCACGTAGCGCTCTTGCGGTTGGTAGATGTCCAGGATGGCCATCTTGTTGTCATCGGCATCGGTGACCGCCACGCTGGTACCGGCCAGATCGGCGGCGGTGGCCATCGCAGAAGCGGTGTCCTGCTGGGCCTTCACCTTGGGCGTGCCATCGGTGATGGCGCCCCAGATCACGAGGAACAACACGCCGTCAAAGCCGGCCATGTCGATGATGTCGCTGATCACATCGCCGGTCGCGACGGTCTGAATCGTCTTGATGCGATCGAACTTCGCAAGTTCGCTGAGGAAACGCATAGTCGGGGCCTCTCACAAAAATCGGACGGATCGGGACAGATCGGACCGCGGGGTCAGATCATTTCTTGCGGCGTCGTTCCCGCGCGGGAGCGGCCGCGGTTTCGACCGGCGCGCCGGGTCGATCGAGCACATGCTTGCCGGCGACCGTCTCGGCCGCCGCTGCGGCCGGTGCGGGCACCGCTTGACCGACGCGGATGTACGCCGCCGCCGACGCCTCATCCATCTCGGTCAAGTCACCCGGCCGGAACGCCTGCCCGCGACAATTCGCGTGGGCAATGAATTGGATTCGCATACCAGCTCTCAGTGTTCAGTGTTCAGTTTTCAGTGTTCAGTTTTCAGTTTTCAGTGTTCAGTTGTCAGTGCTCACTGAACACTGAACACTGAACACTGAAAACTGTTCGCGATGCTACGTCTTCTGCTGCAGGTACTTGACGGGCGCGGTGCCGGCGGTCAACAGGTTGCCGTCCGCACGCTGGAAGGCCACAAAGCCTTCCTGCCGGAATTCGGCGTAGCGCTCTTTCAGACGCAGCACGACGATCGAACCCACCCGGCGGATTTTGTACTTCTTGAAATCGCCGAACAGCATCGTCTTGTTGGCGGAAGACAACGCGCTGTCCATGTGCTGGTTGATCGTCAACGGCTTGCCGCTGAACGTGTCCGGCCGGCCTTCGGCGATGTTCGACTGCCAGATGTAGCGGCTGCCGCCGTCCTTCAGGAGACGCAGCTGCAACAGGATGCTGTCGTGCATCATCCAGGCCACGCCGGGATTGCCGCGGTAGGCCGGATCGACCGAGTGTTCGAACTCCAGGATCTCATCGGCGGTCACGGCCGTGGCCGAGGCCGTGGTCTTGCCCAGCGTGGCGGCGACGGTCAAACCCTTGGGCTGACTGGCGCCCGACCCGCTGGTGAACTTGCGGTTCTTCGCCCGGCCGATCCGTTCGCCCAGCATGGCGCCCAGCTCGCTCGCGAAACTGCCCGGAGCATCCTCGAGGAGTCGCACGGGCACCTTGACGATCTTGCTGCTGAACTCATACGCAGCCCATTTCACTTGCGCCAGCGTCGGTTGCTCGTTGCTGGCGGTCTCGACGTTCTCGCCCAACATTTCGCCTTCGTTGCCGGTATCGTCCGCCGTTGGCCAGCTGATCTCTTCGCCGGTGGACGTCACGATGACGTCGGCGACTTGCTCCACGCCGCCAAAGGCCAGCATGTTGACTTCCAGCTGGCTGATCAGCGTGCTGCCGATCAGGAAGCCGCCCGTGCTCCCCTGGACGCTCGACAAGGCCCGCTGTTCGAATGCCTTGTGATGCATGCTGCGGCAGTCGTGCTGCAACGCGCGGAACTGCCGCGTATTGTAGGCCGGGATCTCCAGCTGCTCGGCACCCGGATCGATCCCGAACTTGCGGGCGGCCAGCAGATGGGCCTCGCTGCGGCAGCTCGTATGGCGAGCGCCGAACCAAGCCTGCATGGCCAAGTCCCGTTGTTCGGTCTCGTCCTTGGGCAGCTTCCGCTCTTCGTCGCCCGACAGCCCCGGCTTATTGCCCGGGAAATGATCCGGCCGGAAGTCGTCCTGGCCGGGCTTGTTGCGGTGTTCGGTCTCGCCGGCTCCCGGCTTGGAGCCCGCCGCCGGCGGGGCGCTGCGAGCTTCCTGCTCCAGGTCCGCGATCGCGGCGTCCAAGTCGTCGGTCCGCTTGGCCTCGTCGATCTGCGCCCGCAGCTCGTTGTATTGCTGGTTCGTGGTTTCCCACGCCTTGCGGGTCTCGTCGGGCCACAACTCATCACCGGTCTTGCCGGCCTTTTTCCGCTCGTTGTACCCGTCGCGGATCTTGCACATTTCGGCATGGACTTTGCCGGCCGCCTCGCGTAATTCCTTGAGAAGCATGGTGGACCTCGATTTGGACCTCGATTACGTGCTGAATGGAAAACACCTTGATCGTGACGGAGCTGCCGGTCAAAAACGACCGACGGCGGCTCTGCTTGGCGTGGCGAAACCACGCGTCGCAAGCCGCCGTCGGTGGTCGCCGTTGGCTTGCTGGCCGTACCGTGCTGGTCGCTCGACGCAAGCGGAGAGTGCGGCGATTGGACGTCCGCGACGCTCGGGATGGCGCCGTGCAGCTACCGTCGAGTCCGTAGACTCAACTCTTGTCAGCCTGGATTCTGCGCCAGGCCGTAACCCCGTTCCAAGTTTCGCCGCCGGTACGGTCTCTGTCTCTGTGCCCTCTGTGTCTCTGTGTTTCAAATTCACAAATTCACAAACACAGAGGCACAGAGAGCACAGAGTTACGCGTCAATCCGGAAACACCCGCAGCGGTGCGGTGGTCAATTGCCGGATCCGCTGGACATGATGCCGGACCGCGCCGCGGGCCTGTTCGCGGATGGGCCACCGCGCCGCCCGCTGGATCGCCTCCCGTTGCTCCGGCGTGGCTCGGCTGGCCGCTTGCATGGCGTCGGCGGCCGAGTACTCGAGCAAATTCACCAGGATCCCTGCCACCACCAGCCGGGAACGTCGTCCCAGCTGCGCCTCGTCCATCGACAGTGAACTACTCATCCCTCTTCCTCCTTATCCGATCCTCAGCAGATCCGCCCCCGCGATCGCGGCGTCCATCTCCCAATCGTCCGGCACAGACTCGGCCGAGTACTCGGCCGCTTGCCGAGCCAGCCAGCGGTCGCGATCCGCCCGGGCCTCGTCCGCATAGGCATCGGACCGGACGCCGGCGGACGCACTCAAATAGGCCGGATACGTCACCGGACCCACGTCCACCAGCTCGCACTCCTGGATCTCGCGCACACTCACCTGCCGGCCGTCGCGGATCTCCTCGATCCACGCCGCCTTGCCGCGTTTGCCCCCATAGATTCGGAAGCCAAAACTCGATCCGTCCAGGTCGCCACGCTGCAGCAGGGCCACCGTGTCACGGCCGGCCTGCGTGTCGGGCGGGTCGATCTCGTACCGCAACCCCACGCGATCGATCGACAGTCGCACCGTCCCCAAGTCGCTACGGCCCAACAGCCAGTTGTCCTCGTGGTTGGTGAGCCCGCGCACCACGTCCCCCTCGCGCAGCGCGGCGTCGAAGGCCCCGGGCAGCACCCGTTCGAACGCGTCTTGATACAGCCGGTATTCGGTCCCGGGATCGTCCGCCCGGTAGAACACGGCCGCATAGCCGATGATCACGGGCGGAGCGTTGGGCGTGTCGGCGCGACGCTCCAAGTGCGGCCGAGCGGCCGCCTGTTGCGAATACTGTCGGGTCAAGATCGATCGGGTCATCGTGGACTCCTTTCTGCTCGTAGTACCGGCTTCAGCCGGTCAAGACCGGCTAAAGCCGGGACTACCAACGGCTCGTAGTCCCGGCTTCAGCCGGTCAAGACCGGCTAAAGCCGGGACTACCAAC